TCTTGTCGTTCTTGCTGCCGCCGAACTGGGTGATGTGGAAGCCGGGCATGAACGCCTTGATGTCCTTGTAAGCCTGGCGGACCAGGCGCTCGCTCTGCGTGATGTAAAGGATGCGGGCGTCGCTAAACTTGGCGATAATCATGCCCGCTGCTGCCGCGAACATGGCCGTCTTGCCGCCGTTGACGGCGATCTTGTTGACGCCCATCCCGTGGGAGAGCCAGAAGGCCACGCTCTCGCGCTGGTATTCGTCCAGGTCGAAGTCAGAGGCCAGGAGGTCCACGGGGATGTCGTCGGAGGTAATGGAGGCGAAGGGCGACTTGAGACACTGGCTGGTGTCCACCTGGTAGCCCAGCTTTTGGGCCAGCTCGATGATGGTGTCCCGGTGCCCGCGCAGGCAGTTGGCCCGCTCGTCGTTGGAGAAGGTGATAGGGCAGACGTAGCCGTCCCACCCGTCCTGGCCATCGGTCAGGACGTAGGCTTTGTAGGAGGGGGCGTGCTCGAAACCCTTGGGACGAAAGCGCAGCTTACTGGCCAGGTTGCTCAGCTCCGAGCTGTCGCCAACCAGCTTGATGTGTGTTGGACCTTCAATGACACGAATCACACCAGCAGTATCCAGCCTTGCTGGAAAATGTAAACAAAATTAAGCTGCGGGCGTCGGCAGCGGAACAATCTGTTTGCAGGCGTCGATCACATCCTGTGGTGACACGGCTCCCAAGCACTCGCAAACCGTCCGGTTAGGCCGGGGCGGGCAATACTTGGGGAACACGCCGCTGTAAGCGAAGCAGGGGGAGAATGGGCAGGCTTCGCGCTTCCAGACCGGGATGTGATTCTTGTAATACTTCACGCGCTTGCCAGGGTCGCACAGACCCCACAGGCCGACGCAGGGCACGTCCATCGCTCCGGCGACGTGAACCATCATGGAGTCCGGGGCAACCACCAGGGATGCCTTGGTGGTCAGCGCCCACAGCTCCCGCAGGGACGGCGAGCAGTAAAGCTGGATGTTCTGGCGCAGGCAGCCGGAACCTTTGCACTTGGGGCAGATGTCATGGACCGGCGCGGGCGGCGTAACCTGGGTTCCGTTTTCCGTGACCGTGGTTCCGCTGTCCGTAACTTCGGGCGCTTTTTCCACCCGGCCACTGCCGCCACACTTGGCGCACATGACGGCCTTGCGGTAAGGCTCCGGGATGAACTCGTCGTAGAGCGCCAGCCAGTGCATGTCCGGGTAGGCGTCTGCCAGCTTGCTCAGGATGAAGGCGCTGTCGTTGGGCGGCAGGCACCGCACCTGGTTCGCCGCCGAGAGCTGATACATGCCGAGCTTCTTGCCCTGGAAGATGTTTGCCGATTGCATCTCCAGGAAGGTGAAGTTCGGGCGCACGACCTTGCTCTTGGCGTCGATGGTGTCGGGGTTAACCCCGGCCTTGTTGAGCATCACGTCCAGGGGATGGAGCTGGTCCTGGTGCTCGTCGGTGTTGACCACGGCTTCCAGGAGGAAGTAGTAGTCGAACATCTTGAACTGCTCGTGCTGCATGGGAAGGGTCTGGATGGACTTGAGCCAGGGGAAGTTCCACCAGCAGGTCTGGTTGCCTGGGTCGGTCAGAACGTGGACCTCGAAGCCGTAGCTGGACATGATCCGGGCAAACGGCCAGGTCATGATCTGGTCCCCATAGCCGCCGCTGCCGTTGTAAATCAGGAGGCGCTGGGTGCCAGGCTTGCGGGCCAGGGCATTGAAATTGGCGATTCGGCTTTCAATCCGGCTCACCTTGAAGGCACGCTGGTTGACAGCCTGCTCCTGGATGATGCGGTTGAACTGCTGCTGGGGCAGGATGTATTCGCGGCCTGCCTCAAAGGTCATGGTCGCGGCACCCGCCGACTTTTTGAAGTTGATCGAGACCGGTTCGGCAAATGTTACCAGATTCATACTTCTCTACAGAACGCGGACGTTTTTGTTTACTTTTTTGGATCGGTCGCCCGCCCTGTAGATACATCGGGGCCGTGTGCCCTCGCTTATGGTCATTAAGAAAAAGAAAGACACGTTCAACGATTACTCGGTGGAACTGAGCTGGGGCCAGCTCAACGCCATCTACCGGGCGCTCGAACAAGACCACGCTGATCCTCTTGCGGATGAGCTTTTTGCTGAGCTTGGCTGGTATCTCCAGAACGTCCCCGGACCCGGTGAGGACGAGGAGGAATACAAGGAGGCCAAGGACGCCGAGAAGCAGGCCATCGAGGGCGGCGAGGAAGCAGGTATGCCTGGTGAACAGCGCAACCCTGACCTTATCGGCCAGGAGATTGGGGCCGAGGAGCCGGAAGGCGCTGAGGGTCCAGTCGAGGGCCAACCTGCGCCGGGCGGCGAAGAAATGCCGCAGGCCGGAGAACCTGCCGAGCGACCGGAAGCTGCCGAAGCCGATCAATTCCTGGAACGTCCACCCGTTGGTTGAGTTCTATTTGGCGTGAATGAGTGCCAATACCTCACTACTGACGGACGCCTCCCGGCTATCCGCGACGCAGAACACGGAGAACTACGCCGAGGGCGTTGCCGTCCACATCAACGGCGACTGGTCTCAGCACTATCAGTTCGTCGTGATTCCGCAGGCGTGGATTGATTCGTGCGGCAACACCATCCCCGGCAGCCAGCGCCTTCGCATCCCGCTGACGGCTTACAACACGGATGTCAACGTCGTGGTGCCCATTATTCCGTTCATCCCGCCCACCAGCGGCGTGGCTCCGTCGATCATCACACCCCCGACCGCCAAGAATATCGGCTACGGCGAAACGGCCCGATTTGCAGTGATTGCAGACGGCACGCCGATGCTGACCTATCAGTGGTATCACAACGGCAATCTCATCCAGGGGGCCACGTCCAACCAACTTGCCGTCACCAACGCTGCTCTGGACGATGCGGGCCTGTATTCCTGCACCATCAGCAACGACTTCGGCCAGATTACAACCACGCCCGTCCAACTGTATGTCCAGTGGGCGCAGCGCAACTGGCGCGAAACCACGTTTTGGGAGGATGTGGTGGACTTCTTCGACAGTGGGCCACTCTACGGCCTGCCGCCCGGCACGGTTGATGGACCCCTATGAGCCAGAAACAATTAGTCACTCAGGGTGAGGTCAAGAACACGATCAGTGGTCTGGACGCGCTGGCCAACAACCTGAACGATCACGTCAACGCCAGCATGTCCAAATCACATGGCTGGACGGGGATGGATCAGGAGTATTTCGATTCTGGCGGCTGCTGGCACACAGACACTCCTGGCCGCGTGCTCCGCATCGTGGTGGGCGACCAGATTTACTACGCCCCCGCTCAGCTCTCTGGCGGGCTGGACGGCTACCCCGATCCGGTCCTGCCGCCTTACACCGGCATCATCTCCCCACAGCAAGCCGACCCCACCCTCGACCTGACGGTGGGCAGCCCGGCTATCGCAAGCCTGGTCACCGAATTTGCCGGAGAACTGAACGTCGTCGCAGGCGCGTCAGACACGACGCTGCTTAGCCACGCAGGCACGGAGCCAGAGCGCGTCCACGGAGCCTTGTCCGGTATGCTGCGCTACACCCGCGACAACGCCGGAGCACGCCATATCGTGGGACGCCGCGTGGTCAATCTGACCATCGCCGGTGTGAAGTGGTCAATCGTCTGCGACTACGAGCCGCTGGGACCAACGCAGCCTACCCGTTTTGTCAACACCTGTCCGCAGATCATCGCCAAGATCGGCGAGAGCAACCTCAGCGACCAGGGCAACTGCTACTGGAAAGACGAAGCCGGGGATGGCGACAGCATGAACGATTACGTGGCCGAGCTGGAGGTTGTCGGGACGCCGCCGATCCAATACAAGTGGCAATACTGCACCAACGCCACGACCCCTATCTGGACGGACGTGGTATCTGGCGGAACCTACAGCGTGAACAACGGCTTTTCATTTACCGTTCTTGCTGATGCGGCCCATGCTGGCGATGAATGGATCGTTGGTCTGCCCTCTGGCGCGACGACGGTGAATCCACCGGCCTCGACCAAGCTCCGCATTGCGATCAGTCACGGCGGAAGCAACGCCAACGGCACGAATTTCGGCTACGGCATCCGCATGGTTGCAGACAATTCGGCCATCCCTGATGGCTCGATCATCTACAGCGACATGCTCTCGATGGCCATGATCGACCACACGGGCTGCTGCTGATTATGCCTGATGTAATTTGTAAACAACTTGAAGCACGGGGTCTGATGACCCCGAACGAACACCAGCTCATCCGTTTCATGTTGGTTTGGGACTCGCAGAATCCCTTCGCCTCCATGATGGCCAACTTCTACCTGGGCAAAGGCCGCATCCTGGTGGACAAGATGCTCGCAGGTAACCACGATTGGAACGAGTCAGCCCAGCGCAACAAAGAGATCATCAAGTTCATCGAGGAAAAGAAGTGGCCCGAAGCTTCGATAGGCTACGGCGACATGCTCGTGGACTACATGACCAAATACTGGCCCGACTGCGACAATGTGTTTTGGAAAAAAGCCGTCGTGCTCTACCAGGAAGCTAAAGAGCGCATGGCCAAAGGCGAGCCAGTGGTGGGCGTTTGGCCAACTAAGGCCGATGGTCCTCCACCGGCCTTCCCGTTCAAGCTGACCCGCACTCAGTAAGTTTTCAGCGCCAGCATGGACATGTAAACCATGCAATACTGGTCGCTCGGATTGGTGATCGTAAACTTATTGTCGAACTGCCGGAGCCGAGGCCCGGAGACGGTCCCGTTCAAGGAGAATCCCGGAACATTGGTATCACCGCCCAGGGGAATAGTCGCCTGGGTTCCATAGCTCTTGACCGTGCCCGCGTTAGCGAAGCTCAGAATGGCGTCAGTGTTCGTCCAATTCACCGAAGCCGGAGAGGTCGAAAGCGTGTCAGGCATGACGAGCGTGATCGAACCCAGCCATTTGGCGTAATAGTAAAACTTCAAGAAGGCCAGCCCGTGCCCAACTGCCGCATCGCTCACCTTGTATTCCTGGAAGGTCACGATAGCCGTGCCCGGATACGAAAGCGGGATGTTGAGGTAAGGGCCGTCAGGACCACTTGCAGCCTTGTAGTCGGCCTCGACGTAAACGGTGCCGGTGCATGTTCTGAACCCATAGGCCGTGGTGGGGGCGCTGAACATCAGGTTCCAGCTCGTGTTCGGAGGAGCCGTAGTCCACTGAATCGGACCAGTCGGAGGCAGGACCGCGATGTAAGTTTGGGTCTCTCCACCGACCACATAGGTCACCACATCATTCAGGATGTAAGGCTGCGACGGGTTATCGGTCGGAGGGTTGCCCCAGGTGCCACGGTAGGTTGGACCGTTGGAGCCTTTGGCAGCGATCAAATCCCACTCAGCCGGATACGTGATGGGATCGTGGTTCGTGATCGGGAGCGGCGAAACGCAAACATACGAGCTGCCCAGGTATTCCACTCCCTCGTCCTCATTGTAAGTCGTGGCCGGGCTGTAAACGCCCTTCCAGTCGAACCCAGGATCACCCTTCTTGGCCAGGAAATCCCACCAGAGATCGCCGCCTCCACCCACCGGGACGTTGCCGACGTTGCCTGCTGCTTTGGATTTGAACGCTGAGCCGTCGTAGTAAACCACGTCGGTTGCGGTGTAGGCCGTGGAGACCACCCAGGTAGATTGCCAGGTCAGCCCAGGCGATCCGGCAGGACCGGTCGGACCAGCTCCGCCGCTAGGCCCCGGAGGACCAGCGGGTCCGGGCGGGCCGGAAGGCGCAATCGAAGCCGACGCCAGCAGAAAGCCAGACGTGGCTCCCAGGGGGCGCATGGTGAGCAGGATCGAAGCGATCATCTCCAGCGTGGAACCGCCACGGTTCTTGAGCGTGATGATGAACTCGCCCGCCGAGAAGAAAATGGTGCCGCCCGTGTATTCGGTGGACGTGCTGACCACCTGAGCGCCGGTGGAATTGCCGAAGCTGTTCGGGGTGTAGTAAATGTCCAGCTCCGCACTGGAGGAGGCCGGGATCGAGGTCACGACCGCATTGAGCACGCGGCACTCAAAGCCGGGCGGGATGCGGAAGTTCTGGATGATCTCCTCGGCATTGGGTGGGAGCGTGGTCCGCAGCACCGGCATGGGGACAAACTGCTCCTTATTGTTTACAACTTCGATTACCTCGTTGACCTTCTGCGCGATGGCCACGTCACGCTGAGCCAGGTGCCGGGTCGGGCGCGAAATGCCTGGAACGTCCATCGCATCACCCTCGGTGAAGTGACGCACGTCGTTCTCGCCGTAGTTGATTGCTGCGGCATCTGGAATGCTTAGTGGGTCGATTGCCATAACGGTTTAACTACCTCAGCCATACCAGTTCAGGTGCCGAGTGCTCATCCACTCGCGGTAAATCTTGAACCTGTAGCGGATACGGGGGTCAAGGATGTATGTCTGCTTCTGTTTGACGACGCCCTTTCCAGGCGTTCGCCGAAATCCCATCGTCACCTGGCGGGCCTCCTGCCACTGCGGGACCAGAGCACCGAGCCGCCCAATGGTGACTTTGCTGCCATCCGCCACGCCCTCCTCGAAGGTGGAAACCATCGTCCGGTAGAGCTGGCAGGCCACGTCGTAGGTGACACCGCACTCCTGCATCCACTTGCGGATGAAGTCGCGGCGGTTAACCGTTTGGCGCTTGCCGGTCAGGCTCATGTGGTGAAGGGCAGGGAAAGGTTGAATGTGGCCTGGTTCATCTTCGAGAGGAAGATGGCGTTGACCAGGACTTCACGCGGGGAAGGCCGAAGCACTTCCAGGGATTCAAGGCTGACTCGCGGCTCGAACTGGTTGATCGCCTCGTCGATCTCCTGCTGGATCAACGACTGGACGTTGCCATCGTTTGGCTCGAACACGGCCCGCCGCAGATTCGTGCCGTAGGTCGGGTTCATGACCCGCTCGCCCTTGGATGTGATGAGCAGCATTTTCACCGAAGACTTGAGCACATCCAGGTTGAAACCGGTGTCGAAGTTCCACTCCTGCTCGTTGGGGAAGCCATCGTCCATCGGCAGGATTGGACCGAACAGATACTTGTCCACGGTGGGAACAAGCTGCTCTGGCTGAATGGTAACGGTGCTGTAATAGGCCGTCTGATTCGGCGTGGGCTGGAGGTAGTTCCAAGCCAGGATGGTGATGAAGTAGGTGCCCAGGCGCAGGTTCCTGGTCATGTCCAGGGAGATGGGCTTATGCCCCGGAGTGAACTGAACGGGCGGCGTTCCGTCGTTCCAGTCCAGGCTCGCGCCCACCATGTTGATGGCCGGGTTGCTGTCCGTGACCACGGCAATGACGTGGACCGAGCCATAGTTCCTGCCCGGCAGAACCATCAGATTCTCCTGCTTGGCCAGGTTACAGGTGATCGTCAGCATTACATCCTCTCCGGGTAGAATTGCCGATACGGCTGCTCCGTCTTGGCCTCGTTGAGCGGGCCGGGACCAGAGCCGGTGACGGTCTGGCCTGTTTCAGACTGGCGTTTCAGCTCCATCGGGTGCCGCCCGTAGGAGGAGATAATCACGTCCCAGCTTCCGATCTCCGCCTTCATGTCCATGCCTTTTCTGCTGAACATGTTCTCGTGGAGCTTGCGCTTGCCACGGCTGCGGGAGGGAGCCGCTTCGCCCTTGATGCCCTGGCGAAGCTCCTCGACCAGCGCAACAACATCGGGCGACTGGCGCACCTTGTCTTCGATCTCGCGCAGGATGCGGTAGCTGTAAGGCGCGGGTCGTTTTTGTAAACTTTCCATAGCTGGCTCCTCGATTTCAGAGGGGAGCGCAGTGATGAACATGTTCACGACCTCATCGGGCAGGCGCATGTAGCGTTTGAAGATGGTCTCGACCCAGGCTTCGCGGGGCAGGTTGTATTTGGCCATCACGTCGGCCAGGACATCGAGCACTTCGGCCTGCTGGCGCAGCATCTCCAGCTTCATCTGGTCTTCCAGGCTGCCGATGGGCGGCATCATGGCCTTGATGTCCAGCTCGCGGATGTCTTTGCCCTTGAGCACCGCGTGGAAGTAGCCGAGCCAGGTGTAGCCGTTGATGACCGGGCGGCGGATGCCCTTGATCTTCCGCAGGAACCTCATGTCCTGGGCAAGCAGCGCCTTGCCGCTCATGGCCTGGTCCCCACCGGCGCTGCCGCTCTTGGCACCAAACCAGGAGCGCGGCATACCGATGATCGAGTAAAAGAGGTCGGTCAGCAGCTCGATGTCGTAAACGTCGGGGATGTTCTGCGTGCCCTGGAGCTTTTCGATGGTGTGCTCGAAGCCGGTGGGCTTGGCGACCCACAGGATCGTGTCCAGCGACCAGGCGTTGTAGAAAGCCTGGAAGCCCATCGGGTCCGTGAGGTCTTGCGTCAGGCCGTTACTGCCCTGGTTCTGGAGGCCAAAGGACAGCTTGCTGCGGAGGGTCTGCTTCCACCGCTGGACCGTCTTCATCTGCTCCATCGGCGGCTGATCCTTGGTGTCGATGTTGATGACGTAGCGGTCGGGCTGGACCTGGGCGCGGTGGACGACCATCTGGTCAATAGCCAAGCGCAGCTTTTTGTAAATCCCCTGCGCCTCGTCAAAAATCGGTTCGCCGTGCTCGCTGATGCGGAGCCGATACATGCGCCGGAAGTGGAGCATGTCCCACGGATACCACAGCTCCTCGACGTTTTGGCCGTCGCTGATGGCCACGCGCTCGATGGGCGTCTTGTTGTCCGGGTGGACGAACGCAGCTTCCTTGCTGGGCTTGTGGCCGGTCCAGCGGAACCCGACCACCTTGCGATTGCGCTCCAGCCAGTAGCGGCGAATGTCCATCGGGTGGATGAAGCTCATCCCCAGCACGCCTTCGCCGGGCGCGTATTCCAGCTTCTCGAAATGGTTGCCCAGGGAGGCGACGTAGTAAATCTGCGAGGGCAGCAGCTCCTCCGTGTTCAGATTGACCAGCATCCCGTTCAGTTCATCCTCGAACTCGCGGTCGTTGCACTGATACCAGATCGAGGCCGGGCTGTTCTGGTCGGTCTGAGTAGCTTCGTCAACAATTTCTACCAGGGCGGCTGCCATCAAGTCCCATCCGGCCATCTCGTCCCAAAGCTGGAGCATGGCGTCGAAGGTGACAGGACGCCGCATGTAGGCGTTGAACCTTGACCAGACATCCGGGTTGGCGACCCTGCCCGCCTCCTGGAACTCCTTGAACAGCTCTTGATCTGCTGTGGGCGTGCCTGCCCGTGGAACGAGACTTCCGGTTGGCTGCCCGGATGTCCCGATCATCCCCAGGTATTTCAGCAGGCTTGTTGCAGTCGTGTTTGCCATACGCTTTTAACTACCAAAAAGAACGGGAACCCTGGTCAACGATTCCGTTCTATCGAGCATGGCTGAAAAGAAGCTCAAAGAACACATCGTGTCCTTTCGGATTCCGAAGGAACAGGCAGCTATCGTGACCAAGATGCTGGAGGACCAGCCCATCCTGGGCGTGAAGTCCATCAACCAGTTTTTCCGCAAGATTGGGCGGGATCACTTGGCCGGTCGCCTGGCCTACAAAAACCCGGAGCACGCGACGGTCGATACAGACGTTCTCGACTAAACCCGCTGCGCTTTGTGCGTCAAGGGGTTGATCTCGAAGAACACGTCCAGGCCGAACGTCGAAGTGCTTTCATGGTCGGCGACCCGGCACGGTATCCTCACCGTGATCTTGTCCGGGTCAATTTTTTCGACCACGGCCAGTTCCACATTCAGCGGCTCGTCCTGCTGCTGGATCGTTTCCAGCAGCGTTTCACGAAAACATCCAGTCCGGCATTCAGCTTGAATCCAGGCTGTCAAAGGGGGCTTCGGAGACGGGTCATCTTCGACGAAGGTGCCCGCAATCTTCCTGGCGGTCTCAGAAGGCGTAGTCATACTCCTCACCCGGAAAGTCCTCCGGCCTGACCTCGATCTGGACGCCGGTGCGGGCCTGCCCGTCCTTGACGAACCGAAAGAGCTTAGGCTCACGCGGAGAAGCTATTAGCCGGATGAGAGGAGTCAGGACTTCCTGGGGAAGTCGTCGGAAGGAAAGCTGGACAATCACGCCATCGGCAGGAGCTTTGGTTTCTTTCTCCTCCTCCGCCTCATTGAACACCCCGTCCTCCACTTGGTCGTCAGTATCGGCTTCGATGCCGGGCTTGAAGACCGTCACGTCGGCGAGGTTGGCCATGAGAGCGGGCTGCGATTGAAGCCGCAGCATGAGCCGGTTGACATAGACGGCGATCTTCTTGTCGATGTTCGCGTCTGCCAGCTTCTCGATCAGCAAAATGGCCAATTCACGGTCGGTCACGCCCTAACTACGTCTTCGGAGCGGAATTTATTGCGGGCACCAAAATACTCGCGTAGCGCCTGCGATACCAGCCGTCGAAGCCAGTCTTTGGGCAAACGGGACCGACCGGTAGAGAACAGTGGAGATACCTCTGACGTGACCTCACACACTTCTTGACCGTTCACCTGTAAGCAATAAAGCTTCACGAACATAACTCGCACACCTACCAGAACGGATTGGGAGTAGCCTCCAGTCGCATCTAAGCGCATTACCGATCAATTTGTCATCGCTATAAACCGTTCTTCCCTCCATGAGAGCTTTAGTTTACGCGGATTTGCAGGCCACGGACGGGCACGAGCGGTGTTTTGGTGACCCCACCAAATCCCTGCAACTCTATCGCATTGAACGGTTTTTCGACCAAATCGAGCGCATCTACAAGGAGCACCAGTGCGACGCGCTTTGGGACTTGGGGGACACGACCGACGACCGGACGGCGGTCCCCGTGCCGGTCATCGACCTGATGTGCGACCGGCTGGAACGATTCCTGGGCCGCTGGAACTTGAAGCTGGTCGGCAACCACGAGCAGTTCCTCCGGGACACCAAAATCCACGCCGGGAAGATGTTTCGAGCCTATTTCCACGTTGTGGACGGCTGCGAGCTGATTCCGTGCGAAAAAGTAAACATTTTGTGCATCAGCTACCACGATGACGAAAGCACGGTCCAGAACTTCCTGCGGCTCCACCGGGCCAAGCGCCCCGTGCTGCTCTTGGGCCACTTTCAGGTTTCGGGGTGCCAGCTCCCTGGCGGCATCTCCATAGCCGGGCTGGGCAAGGAGTCGCTTGATTTTGTAAACATTGGCCTGCTTGGGCACATCCATCGGCCCCAAACCATCGGCAGCAAGCTTCACTACGTCGGATCACCCTTCCAGCAGGACTGGGGCGAGTCTGGCGAGGCCAAGCGCGTGGCCATCGTGGACATCCAGGGCGACAAGATCGACGTGTCCTGGGTGCCCCTGGAGGGCTTCCCGGCCTATCGTCAAGTGGCGTTCGCCGATTTCATCTCCGGCGTCAAAGCGGACTCCGAGGACCGCTACAAGGTCGTGCTCCGAAGCGTCGAGGAGACCGAGAAGTATTACGCCCACCCCCTGGCCAACCGCGCCGACGAGGCCATCTACGACTACCAGCAGACGGTCGAAACCAACGGGACCGAGACCGGCGAGCCAATCCCACGCTCCAAGCAGGACATCATGCTGCGATACCTAAGACAGAATCCGCCGCAGGATGCGGGGATCGTCCTGGAAGACGACGCCATGCTGGCCTACGGGGATCAGATTTCGTCCGGCACATGAAGAAGTTCATTCCGCTGGCCCTGCTGGCGCTCACCGGGTGCATACCGATGGGTAAGAGCACCCACCTGGTTCTCGGCGTGGGGGTGTTCCGGGTTCAGAGCACCAATGAGGTCACGGTCGTCAAAGCCAACACCCTGGGGGTCCACGCTGGAGCCGGTCGGTTGAACGTCGGCCTGTCCAGCGTCATGACGGCCAGCATCCCAACCAACAGCAACACGATCCTGGAGATCAAGGGTAGATAGAGGGTATGAGAAAGCTGCACATGTTGCTCATCGGAGCCGCCCTGGCATTGGCTGCCACTGGCTGCCAAGGTCTCAAGTCCGTGGTGACCACGACCCAAACGGGCCTGGGCATCAGCATCTCGGAAAACCCCTCCACGCAGCTCTACGAAGCTCGCCTGGGCTATTTCCGAAACGAGTTCGCCTTCGTGCCCGGCGACACCAACTGCCCGGCCACGGTGCCTGACGTGATGATGGAGATTCGCATGGAGAACATCTTCAAAGGCGGTCTCGTCTATCAACGCCTGGCGGTCGGCAAGAACGCAGTCCAGCAGCCCGGCGCTTCGCTC